TTTTATACGCATCAATTGGCACATCTCTTAAAATTCTAAATTCAGCATTTTCAATAATTTCATCTGTAACAGTAGAAGTTAAAACATTACTATCTACTTCAGTGTAATTTTGAATTGCAGTTGTTAATGTTGCGTATGTAAATCCAGTCATTATTTAACTATCTCCTGACAAGCTTTGCAAGATTTTTTATATCTATTATGTTCAATACAATGTTTTGGTTTTACTTCCTCATATAAAACTAAATGAGGATCCTGTTTTTCAGGATTAAAAATATTTCTAATCCAATTTAAAAAATGTGTTATCATGCTTGTATTGTTACAGGTCCTACTGAACACCCGTAACCTCCTCCTTTTATATTACCACTTGTAGCAGTATCTGTATCAACTGTAAAATAGAAAAAATTTGTAGTCAAATAATCCGTTGATGCATCTCTTGCACCACTTATATATTGTCCTGTTCTAATTGTATATCCTGAAGCATTTGCAATATTTGCTCCTGTAATTCCATCAAAGTCATTAGGATCTGCGTAGTCTCCTGAAATTGTTGAAGGTCCTCTAAATACATAAACTGTTGAATCAGTTAAACCATGACCGGGAGCATAAACATTTATAATTGATGAGCCAGCTTGATAAGTTGTAAATGGATTTTCTGGTAACATGACCGTGGTGCTTGGTTCTGTTCTCGCTATTCTTACTTGTGGTAAAGCTATTCCATCTGCTCCATGTGGTTTAGGTTCTAATTGTGGTTGCTTAGGCTCGAACTCAGAAACATGGACCAATGAACCATTCCATTCTTTAACCATTTCTTGATATGGAAATTCCATTCCTGATCTATCAGAAATTGCTTTTGCGTATTTACCTGATGCGAATTTTGCCATTATGTTCCTGGGTAATAAACTTTAGGTGTTATGAAAGTACTAGAATCAGAACCATCTTCTTGTAAGGCTCTTTGAAATTCATCTTCATAAATAAGTTTTAATTGTTGTGTAAGTTGTGGTGCATATTTCATAGAAAGATAATATGCTAATCCAGAAACCATACATGGAACAAATCTAAATGGTAAATCTGTTGCATTAGTATAAGCTCCAACATCTTGTATTCTATTTATATAATACATATGCATATAGTTTCCTGCATTTGTTGAGTCAGGAGTTGGATAAATATGTATTCTTACTTTATCAATAAATCTTTCAACCCAATATTGATTAGGTGTTCCTTGGGATAATTTATTTGAAAAGTTAGCGTAATCAGATCTAGCAACTTTAACCATTGGTGAATCTGATTGTGTAGTTGTATTATAGTTTTGTCTTAATTGTGCTTCAAGAACATCGGATATTCCATAAATACCATTTGTAGGAACAGTTGTTGCACTTGTACCATCACTACTTGCTCTAAAGAAATCATATTCAGCTTGTCCTTGTACAAGATCAATATTAGTATCTGCTATTTCCCAATAATGAATACCTCTATTACCCCATTCCTGGAGCATAATATTTAATGATCTTCTAGATGTTTTTAATTGAAAACCTGTAACATCCGCTTGCCCAATTCTTTCAAAAGCCTCTTCTATAATTTCATCAATAGAAAAACCTTTATCAAAAACTGTTGTTCCAGAAGTTGTATTGGCCATTTAGCCTCCTATCCGTCGTAGAAAACCGTAATGGAATTAAAGTCTCCTACTGTAAAAGCACAATATGCACCAGCACTAAATACTACTCCATCAGATGGAATATTAAAAGTTTGGTCACCGTTTGCTGCTCCAACTGTTCTAAATTTTAATAATTCAGTTCCAGTTGCAGAAGTATTTCTAAAAGAAACATCTGCTGTTGCAGCACCAGAAGATAATTGTAATCCTCTAATTCTAGTTCTGCCAGCAAAAATTATTCCTAATGCATTATCCGCCATTCCAACTGTAATAGCTGCACCTGTTGCAGCATCAACTGAAACTTCTGTTACAGTTAAAAAGTATTCTGAACTTGAAACAGTATTAGCATTAACACCTGTAATAGTATCTGTTAGTGCATCTCCATTTGCATCAGTTCCTGTAATTGTAAATACTCTTGCATTAATATCTGAACCACAAGTTACAGTAATTAATCTAGCAGTGTTATCTCCAAAACTTGCAACTCCACCTGAAACTTGAGCGCCATTTAAAGTAATAGCTCCACCTGCTCCTGGTGTTGTAGAAGTAATAAGACCATCTGCATCTGCAGCAGTTGTATCAGAAATAAACTTTGCTTTTACGTCTGTTGATCGTCCCATATTTTTCTCCTTAAAATTTTATGTGGGCCCGAAGGCCCACAAGAATTATTTATTAACTAGCGTCTGAAGAACCAGCAACACCGATGAACTTAAGTACAACAGTTGCACCAGTTGCTCCTGGGTCACCATCTAATACAACTTCAACTTCATCAGGAGTTGCAGTTGCAGCAGTAGTTGCTCCACCTGACATTCCTAATACACCGTTGCAAGGGAAGAAACCTTTGAAACCAGTTGAGTTAACAGCAGCAGTGATTCCGTCTACGAAACCATCTGTGTCTGCATCAGTTCCAATGTCAACTAAGTTAACAGCATTTGTAGCTGCAGTTGTACATGCAACAACAACACCCATAGGGATGAAGTTTGCAGGAATACCGATTGCTGCTTCTTTTCCTGTAGTTTGACCATTAGCAACAGTTACTGTTGCAGTGTACTCAGAAAAAGTCATTGAGTTAGTGATAGCTCCAGTTGTAGTATCTTTAACGATTGTAGAAAAACCGTTTTCCGATCTAACCGGACCTGTAAATGTAGTATTTGCCATAATTATATCCTCCTAGTTTTCGAACATAGTCTCTAGGCCGTCGACTATACGCGTCTATGTTCTGATTTAATTTGTATAGTGATTAATTTATATATTAAATTATAGAAAAGTGCAAGGTATCCCTAGGCAAAAAGAGTCATTTATAGTAATGTAAAGTCCTAATTAACCAGCGTAAAGATGAATTTCTTCGTCTCTAGGGTTTTTAGGGCTCTCTTGCTCGGCTAAGATTTCTCTGATCGTTTTCTTGATCTGATCTCCTAGCAAAGACATTTCCGGTGTTATTTTTCCGCCGTTCTTTAAGAACAGTTCATTCCATTTAGACTCGAACTGTATTTTCCTCGCGAACAACACCATCTTTGGTTGAGCCATTGTTAACCTCCTCATAGGTTATATAAAAATCATTCACAGTACTTGTATATTGTAAATCATTTTTTTCCCACTTTATATCAGATTTTCCTAGAAAGTCAATGATATGTGGATGAAGCTCTTCTACTGTATTAATGTCTTTATTGCTTTCAATTTCAAACGAAGTTTGAAGGTATTTTGTAAATATTTTAACTAAGTATTTGTTCATGAATCTCACCATTGTAATTTGTAAATGGGGCCGTTTTAAGGCGGCCCCATTAAAAAAGGTTAATTACGCACCTTCAACACCGAAGATACCTCTAGGGTCAGATACACCAAATGAGTATCTTTCTCTAGCTTTGTATCTTACGTTGCCAGTATCGAAGTCACCTTCCATAGCAGTTTTCAACGGTGCTCTTTGGAACATTTTCATTCCATTAGGCACATCAGTGATAATGTAGAACGCATCAGAGTCAGTTAAGTAGTTGTTAACTCTGTATCCTTGAGGAATCATACCCATAGATACGATTGCGTTGATGTCATTATCAGCTGTAGCTGTTCTACCTTGAGATTTCATTAATCTCTCAGCAGTGAACTGAAGCTCAGAAGGAATAATCATTTTTACTCCTCTAGCAGCAATTCTTAGACCTCTTTCATCAGTCATCGCAGCGATGTCGATTAGCGATTGTTCTAATGAAGTTTCGTTTAAGTCAGCTTGAGTAGTCAAAGTGTTTTTGAACGTACCCGAAACTGTTGGGTGAGATGTACTAAATAAAGCTACGCCATCACCTGATTTGAAAGTAGCAGTTGATGGTAAACCGTTGATTAAAGGCTCAACAGATTTAACTTGTTTAGCATTGCTCATAGATCTAGCTAAAGCTTTTGTATATCTAGACGCAAGTCTGTCATACAAATTGTCCTCGATCGCTTCTTCAGTGATCGCGAACGCTAAAGCTACAGTTTCGTGACTGTAACGAGCTGTAAAAGTTTCTTGTGCTTCGTCAAAAGATACGCCTGCACCTTCACCTTTTACTTGTGCGTTTGCAAAGCCAGATAACATAACTTCTTCTTCAAAAGCTCTGTCAGATGACTCTGTAGTATAAATTTCAGCATGCTGATTTTCATACCTTTTATATTCCAGGCCGAATAGTGCATTCAATCCTGGCTCTAGTTCTTTAACTAGTTGTGATCGTGATATAGCCATAATTTATTCTCCTATTCTCCTATTACGATTGTAGTTCTAACAAGTTAGGAACAACTACAACAGATCTAAAAGCAGCATTAGTATCGTTTTCTGGATCTTCTGCTGATCTTAATAATCTAAATTGTTTGTCGTCCGCACCTGTAGTTCCAATATCTAGTGTTGCTTCTGATTTACCAGTTGTGTTATCACCAGTAGAAGCATTCATATCGAATGTTTCTAGGTATACTGCTTGAGCAGCGGCAGCATCAGTTGCTACTACATATTGTTGTGTTGGGTTGTCTATTACAAAAGCGTCGATGTCTTCGCTGTTTGCAGGTGTAATTGGTGTCAAGTAAAAATTCGACCAAGTTGGCTTTAAAGTATTAGCCGCATTGTAGAATATTCCATTCAACACACCAATGATTGGTGCAGCCGAACCTTGACCTTCAACTATATAACCTGCAGCGCTAGCTACAGCTCCGCCATTGTAGATAGTAGTACCATAGCCGGCGTCGATTTTATATTTCCCTTGGCCTTGGATAGATGGAGATCCACCTAAAGTGCCTGCAGGAATAAGACCGAAACCTTGTGTGTTTCTATTAGCCATATTATTGTCTCCTATTACAATAGTTTAGTTGTTAGTTTATTCGATGAACTAGAAATAACAAAAAAATTATTTCTTTGTACCACCGAAGGTTACACGAGACTGTCTATCAACATTGATAGGCATCCTCTGGTCCTGCTCCTTCATAAGATCGTTATCGATTGCTTCATCACGTTGTTTATGACGATTAGTCATATACTCTTGACGTTGTTGCGCGATCTCTGTTGGTACCTTCGCAAGTAAAAGGCCACCTACCCCAATCACTCCCTTGTATTTGCCGTCTTCGACAACAGGATAATCAGATGCGTTTTCGATTTCTTCAGATCTAACAAGTTCATAACCTTCTCTTAATCGTCCAGTTACGTTTTTAGTATCTTGAAAGCCTACGCTCTCTGCTCTAATCCATCTATACCTGAATCCATCAGGTGCAGGGGGTGCATCTAGAGAAGATGGTGGAACCCAAACTTTTGGTCTTTCCGTTTTAGACCTAGTTTCGTTCGCACGAGAAGTTTTGTTATCTTTTTCCATGTTACGCTCCTTCCGTGAGTTTGATTTGTTTTGCGTATTCTTCAAGTGGCACTCCTAATTTTTTAGCTATTGCTACCTGTGATGAAGTGAGTCTCACAGTTTGCCTTCCTTGTCTTACGTTACCAGAACGTTTAACAGAGGCAACATTTTGCGTCGGTCTATTTGTCGACGTTTGAGAGTCTCTTGTATCAAATTTATGCGGAAATTCAAGTCTTATTCTTTTATCAACTTCTGCATAATATTCATCAGTTTGAGGGTCAAAACCTTCTCTTTCAACTAAATCCTTATGAATTTCAAAGGCAGTAAAAGTCATGGCTCTATCTTTTCCAAACCATGTATTTCTACCTGCCCAAGTTTCAGCTCTTGGATCCGGTGAAGGAAGCTCTTGAGGTGTGCTTTCTGGAAGATTTGCTGCATCCGATAACCTTGGTGCAGGCTCTTCTTTTTTGATTGATTGCTGCTCTTTTAAAGCAGTGAGTCTAGCTTCATCAATTGATAAAGCAGCGATTTTCTTCTGAGCTTCAATTTGAGCCGCAGCATCAGCATTCTCGATGGCTGTTGCTAACTCTCTTTGAGCAGAATCTAAACCGGTTTTAACTCTTGATTCAAACTGCTTAACATAATCTTCATTTACTTTTGAAAATTTAGTTTCAGTAGTTTGTCTTTTGTATTCGACGCCCTTCGCATAGTCTAGTGCCGCTTTCTCTCTTCGCTCTGCTTCTCTTAACTTACGAGTAAGTTTTGCGATTCTAGATTGAACACCTTTACTATATTCTTCTAGTTTGTCGTCCTTCTTTTCCTCTTGTTTTTGTTCGACCTCTCCACCTTGATCTAATTCTTGTTTCGTTTCTACTGTTTCTTGTTCCGTGTTTCCTGTTTCTTCTGAACCTGTTTCAACAACAGCTTCATCTTTTGTTTCTTCAATCTCTACTTCAGCATCAGGTCCTGATGTGTCGATAGGGACTAATTTATCTTCGT